TGTTATGATCTCTTTAAAGAACAGGGGGGAGAAGACTGAAAGTGAAAGTAAAAATGGATCGTAGACATCTTTGGTGTTGTGATAAGATAATAATTAGTCCGTTTCCATCAAAGTATGTTTGGGTTTGTCCAGATTGTGGGGCAAAAAAACCATGTCAGAGTACAGGCATGTTGTAGCTACAATAAAAATTGATTTCCAATGATTCCAGCTCCAACTAAAATTGCTAAGATCGCAAACTTAGAGAGATCAAGAAACTTAGATACTACTTCTTTTTCGTTGTCGTCCATGTTCATCACAGTGGAGTTACATTCTGAGATTGACTTCTGACCATAGCAAGAGCGCCTTGCCATTCTGAAATATCATATTTTTCTAAGAAGATCATATAATTTACAAAAGTTCCGTCAGATACATGACCACGAATAAATAAATCTTCTACAATTAAGTTGTCTGTATCTACTGCTTCATATCCAGCTTGAAGACCATCATTGAAATCTCCCCTGGCACCTGCCCAGGCAATCTGTATATTATCTCCCCAATTGAAAAAATTACTTCCAGCTCCATCATCATCAGTATATAGGATTCCAGTACAAGAGTTATTTCCTGTTACATCTTTTGGAGCTACTTTGAATCCAACTACTTTGTAACCAGTCTTAAAGGACCCATCAAATAATTTTATTCTTTCAGTTACTTGATGTTTAACTTGCCCTCTTGCTGTATATGTGCCTACTTTCTTCATTTCTTACCCTTCCTGGTTTTCTTAAATGCCCTGGACATAGCCTTTAGGTTTATTTGTCCTTTCTTAGCTCCAGATTTATATTTAAATTTGCTAGAGTTTGCTTTAACATACTTCTGCCAAGAGTTAAGCTGGCGCTTAACTTTGGGAGCTACTTTCTTTGCTGATCGTACTGAAGTCTTTGCAGATTTTACCATTTGCCTGGCATCGCCAAACAATTCGTACATTTCATCGAGCGTTCCTTCTACTTTAACCATCAGTTTAACCTCACTGTTGGCTTAATGCTAGTGCTACGCTGTTAGCTTGTGTAGCGTTTTCTAGAGTGCATTCCATAACTATGGAGCATTTTGCTTCTGCATTTAATCCTAGAGCAGTATCAACAGCCCAAAATAATGAATCAACGCCTACTAAATACCCTTGGGTCCACATTTGGGGTAGAACGTCTAAGGCATCAGTTATTTCAGATGCGTTAAGTGCAGTTGATGTATTGTTTCCAATAAATACTGCACCAGAAGCGATTAATGATTTGTCGCTAGCATGAACTATTGCAGATTGTGATTGTGTAGTAAGTTGCATACTGATCTTCTCTTCAGAATTAGCTGCAACCAAAAATGGAGCTTGAGATGCTGGGTCGTCATCGTCTGCAACGCTGATTGCAACATTGTGTATTCGCAACAATGTGCTTTTACTTACTCCTAAATTCACAAAAGAACCTAGGTCAATTTCCGTTTGGGCGTATGTAGTGCCATTTGTTTCAACATCAGCACGTATAAAGAAAGAATCACTCTTAGCCATAATTCTGGGTTGTATGTACGGTTTATGATACTTTTCTCCGATTTCCGGAAAGAAAAGTTGCTGCAGATTTTCCGGATTACGGCGTACTACCGACTAATCCTTGCGCGAAGCGTCAATATCCTTAGCCACTGCCTAACCACCGCGTCGTGACTAAGCAGCCATTTCATTGCCACCCTCGTGCCTACAAGGGGCCGTTGTCTTTATGGTCTTTCGCCTTTTTGCTCATTAAATAATATTATATACTTATTATGTGTGCGAAATATGTATGTTAGGAATTAATATGTCAGTTGAACGAATGAAAAAGAAGATCAGAAAGATGTCATATAGGGAGAAATTAGAGTTAATGGATTGGCTAAACGCGTACTATGCGTATAGAAAACAGGGGGAAGAGTAATGCCACACCTAATATCAGCTACATTATCAGAAGATGCTTACAGAATCTACTGCAAATGGAAAGAGAATAGACAAGCTTCAATGAAGATCTCCCAATGTATGACACAGATGGAGTCAATGAATGAATTAAATGAAGCACTGATTACTCAATTAAACATCCACAAGAGCAGATGGCGATTCCTAGAACAACAAATGGAATACTTGATGACAGAAGGTGGGTATAATGCCGCACAAATACTAAAGTTTAGTCAAGCAGAAGATAGTTTGTATTACAGGAAGGAATAATTATGACCTTTCGCTTTGATAAAATATGTTCAACTTGTGGCGAAGACCTGGATCCACATGACCCAAATGATTTTTGTTGTATAGAATGTTATGATCTCTTTAAAGAACAGGGGGGAGAAGACTGAAAGTGAAAGTAAAAATGGATCGTAGACATCTTTGGTGTTGTGATAAGATAATAATTAGTCCGTTTCCATCAAAGTATGTTTGGGTTTGTCCAGATTGTGGGGCAA